AGAATGCAGTTAGAAGAATAGGTGAATTAAAATATATTTAAGCGAAAATTTTAGTGAATAAAAATGGGTGCTGGTACATTACAAAAAGGTGCTTTAGGACAACAACTAGCAGCTTCAGGTCAAGCTAGAAGAGCTGAATCAATACGTAGAAAAGGAAAAGGTCGTGGACCAGAAGGAAAAGGTAGAGCTAGAGCTGTGATAGAAGATCGTATGGATCAAAATGATAAAGAAGGAAAGCAGAAACAAGGAAAAGGAGGCAGACCAGGTAAGCCATTACCTCCTCAAGGAAAACCTTTTAATCCAGAATTAGTAAAACCGCCTATAGAAGATGGTATGCCTTTCCCACCTAAAGAAGGTAGACCTTTTGAACCACCAATGGAAGGTAGACCTCCTAAAGAAGGTAGACCACCTAGAGAAGGTAGACCTCCTATGCCACCTAGAGAAGGTAGACCTCCTATGCCACCTAGAGAAGGTAGACCTTTTGAACCTCCAATGGAAGGTAGACCTTCTATGCCACCTAGAGGAGGAACAGAATTTGGTCCAGGTAGAGGAAGTCGTATTCCTGAAGGTCCTCAAAAAGGTATGCCAATGGGAAATGATCAACTTCCAAAAGGTTTTAAAGGAACAGGATTCCTTCAAGATTTCTTAGCAAGAATCGCTCAACTAAAAGGTGGAGGAATTAGATAATGGCTAAAGGAAAAATGCCACCTCAACTTGTTGAGTATTTTAAAAATAAAAATGCCAAGAAGGATGATGGTACAGAAATGTCAGATAAGGAAAAACGTAAAGCTGCTTTAGAGAAAGCTAAGAAGTATAAAGAGCAAAAAAAAACAAAGTAAATAAATCTTCAAAAGATTGTGATACTTGCCAACATCCTGAGATTCAGAAACATCCTGCAGAAATAGATAATGCAGGTCGTCATGTTTAAAAATACTTTATTAGTTATTATTAAAGTAATACTTTGATTACTTCTTGTGCCTTCATATACCCATCTTGCATATAGACGTAATGCGAAGGCTGCTGCACGTAATCAACAAATAAAGAAACCTAAAAACTTAGAAGACTTAAAAAGAGCAAGAGATGACTTTGGTTACTTTTGTGATTATGTAGCAGATAAACCTCCTGCTTTTCATCATCAAGAATGGAATAGAAAATTTGTTACTAATGAAGATAGTAGTTGTTTAATAAAAATTGCTGGACCCAATATTGATCTATTAGCACCCCGTGGTTCTGCTAAATCAACTGTTCTTGGTTTACTTACTGCATGGGCTATTGGTGTTCATACACAAGCTGGTCTTCCATTACAAGTTCTTTATCTTTCTTATACCGTTGATATTGCTCGTTCTAAATCAGCAACAATTAAACGTATTATTGAAAGTAAAAGATACCAAGAAGTATTTCCTAAAGTTCGTTTACTTAAGAACGTAACTAGTAATGAATACTGGTCAATTGATCATAAGTTTGCAGGTATAGATACAACTGGTGAAGAACAATTTACTCTCTGTGCTGCTGGACTAAAAGGTTCTGTTACATCCAAGCGTTCTCATCTTGTCATGATAGATGACGCTATTAAATCAGCTGCTGATATTGCTAACCCTGATATTCGTAAAACAATGCAGGAGAATTGGAATGCAGTTATCGCTCCTACTATGTTTGAAGGGGGTCGGGCTATTTGTCTTGGTACTCGATTTAGGCATGATGATATTCATTCCACTACCTTTAACGAACAAAATAACTGGATACAAATTGTACTCTCTGCTATACAGAATGATCCTAAAACAGGTGAAGAAGAATCATACTGGCCTGAAATGTGGTCTTTGGAATACTTAAAAGAAAAAAAACGGCAATCTCCGATTGCCTTCTCCTTCCAGTATATGAATCAAGTCGTTCGACAAAATGAATTATCGCTTGCACCTGAACTCATTGTTAAAGCAGAAATATCAACCGAATTTGATACGTTAGGAGTGGGGGTAGATCTGTCAGCAGGAATAAGAGAAAAGAATGACTATACGGTAATGGTACTGGGAGGGAGGATTGATGATCGAGTGCATATCATTGATTACAGACGCATAAGAGTTATGGGTAATTTAGAAAAACTTGATGCATTAAAAGAACTGTTAAATGATTGGTCAATCATACAAGTAGATCAAGGTGGTCTTTATTATCCAACTCATTCAACATGTGACATATGGTCTGAAGCTGTTCAATATCAAGCATCATTAGAAGCAGACTTTAAACGTATTTGTTTACAAAATGAAAGTTTATATAATCTAATTTGGCATCCAGTTAAAGGTTTTAGAGGAGATAAGTTAGCTAGATTCCGTGGGATTATGGGAATGTTTGAAGATAGGAAAATTATATTTAATCGCTATAGAAACTTTACAAATATGTTTGAAGAATTAACTAACTTCGGTGTTAGTGGTCATGATGATTGTGTGGATGCATTAGTTTGGTTAGTTACTGGATTAATGAAAAAAGGTCATCTGCAATTGGATTTTTGATTTAGAATAAAGAAAAAGGATAGAACAGTGGGACCAGACTTTCTGACACTTGCATTAACAGCCGTTATTTCTTCTATAACAGGAGGTGGTTGGATTGCTAGTAAAGTTTTAGAACGTCATAAAGAACGCTTAAAAGATTCTATTCAGAATGTAGAAAATCAACGAATGCGTATTAATGCATTGGAGGAACATGTGAACAGAATGCCTTTGGAATATGTTTTAAAAGTTGACTTTGTTCGGGAACTACAAGATATGAACGATCACTTTAGAGCAATTCATAATAAGCTTGATAAGCTAATGGAAAAGCTAATAGAGAAATGACTTACATACTGGAGTTAGAAGATAATGTCTTTGGTGACTTATGTATTAGTTTTCCTCCTGAAATAACAGATGAATTGCAATGGGAAAGAGGAGATCATTTGGAATGGGATATTAAAGGTATTGGTATCGTATTGACAAAGTTAAATGATCCAAAAGGATACAAAGTACAAGAAGAGTAAAATA